TCGAATTCAGATTTTTTTGGTGCTTCTTCCGGTTTTTTGTCTTCTGCTTTTTTAGCCGCTTCTCCAGCAACTGGAGTATTTTGTAGAACACCCGCAGGAATGTCAAGCGCTGTATCTAACAATGCCGCCTTTCCGTCGGTGCCTATTTTTACGAATTGGTATTGGTAAGAGCTTAAATCTTCTACAGCTTCTACCGAAATATCCAATACAGGATTAAAATCTACTGCCATTTTATAATTCTCCTTTTTTGTTATTATGCGATTACGTTACCAAGGTTTGGTGTAATTAATACAGAAGCTAAATCATTGTCAGCACTTGAGGCTTCTATAATTAAACCACAAACATAAGCGTAATCAGTTGATGCGTCTGCGGCTTTACCACAGTCTGTTACACCAACAAATTCTGCTTTAACTGCTGTTAAAACTGCTAATGCATCGTTAGCAACAACCTTTGAAACACCTAAAACTCTAACGGAGGCTTCTTCTCCTGATTTTGGGTCATTTTGCAATACCCCAATTACAGTGTCTCCAGCCGCATTCAATAATTGAACCTTGCCATCAGAATCCAGTGTTACAAAATGGTATTGATAAGAAGATAAATCTTCTGCCGCTTCTAGAGAAATATCTAGAACGGGATTAAATGTTACTGCCATTTGTAATTCTCCTTTCTAATTATACTGATTCAATTTCAGAATATGCTTGTGAAGCAAGTTCTGGGTTTTCTTCTTGTACTCTTGACAAAGCTTCTGAGTAAGAAATTTTGTCTTCTTTTACTTTTGCTTCTGCTAATTCATTAATTTGGTCGTTAGCTGATTTTTTAGCATTTTTCTTAGCCGCATCAGTATTAACTTCGTTCATATTAACGATAGTAGGTTGTTTTTCTAAGTATTCTTTAAACTTAGTTAAGATGTCTGCTTTTTTAGTTTCTCCTTCTTCGGCAAATTCAAATTCGCCTTTGTCATGAAGAGCTTCCATCAAGTCTATAATAGTATCTTGACATTCTGATACCATTTTACCTTGTGAGTGTAAATCTTTTACAAATTCTTTGTATTCAGCAATACGATTTTTCTTTTCAGAAGCCGCTAATTTAGCTTCCATTTCCAACATACGTTTTTCTGCTGCTTCTTCGAATTCAGATTTTTTTGGTGCTTCTTCCGGTTTTTTGTCTTCTGCTTTTTTAGCCGCTTCTTCGTATTCAGCTATTTTAGCATCTTTTGCTTTCGCATCTTCTTCTAACTTAGCTACTGTTTCATTAAATGATTTAATGTCTGCGTTAGCTTTGTCAAGTTGTTCTTGCAATTCTTTTGTCATTTCTGTTTCTCCTTTTTCGTTATTATCTTTATAATCATTACCGTTACTGTCTTCGTTAAATTCAACAGTGACAAAATCGTCATCTTCGTTAAATTTGATATCTGCTAGACCTTTTACGGCTGGGGGTACTGCTCCTAAAAAACCAACGTGGCGAAGTGTTAAATCGTTGTACAAACTAATCGACCGTTTTTTGTAACGACCTTCCTTCACTGCGTTAGAAAATTCCGGCATAACTTGTTTAAATGATGCTAACAAAGTATTACCTGCCGCTTTTAACTTTTCGACCCACCCAAATGCAGGAGCATTATCTTTTGGGTGCCCGACAACCAACGGAGCTTCGTGTTCCTTTTGGTTGTTATACTTTTCTGCTATCTTTTTCAAATCTCCTTCTGTCCAGGTTTTAGTATTTCCGGCACTGTCTGTTTGAGTTCCTGCTCTAAATACTTCAACCCAATCTCCTTCAAAGAAATCTTCGGTTTTGTCTGTTACAAATTCTTTAATAAGATTTTCAACATCTTCTTCAAAAGTTTCTTCGCTAAATTCTTTACATTTTTTCAATGCTGTTGCTATTACCATTCCTTCATCCATTCCTGGTTTTTTTAACATAGCATTTGCAATTGAAATAAATTTTGATTTTTGCTCAGGTGATAAATTCTTTGCTGAGTCTGGTAATTTTTCCATACTGAAAGGCATATTCTGTTCTCCTTTTATTAAATATCAACATATTTTGCGGCTGTATCTTCTAAATCTTTTAAGTCTATACTTGTTAATTGAATAAATTCACGTTTTGGCATATCCACTGAATGATTTATACCACAAGGTCCACCAAAGTTATGTATTGCCGCGTATTCTAAATTAGTACCAACCACAACATAATTCGAAGTAGCTCTACGTGTTATAGACCTTTTTAATTTACCTGTGTTTTGTAATATAGGACCATTATAACCGTGTTTCATTCTTTGTTTTAATGTTGTTGCTTTTAATGGTTTCCATCCGGGTCTACCTTGTTGATTAAAATTATCATTAATAGCATCCTGCATTATAGAACCTAATTGTTCTAATAACGGTTTTGCGTCACGTCCTTTTGCTGTTAATTGTTTAAAGTATTGTTGCAAGTTGGAATCATCTATTGTTATATTAATTTCTTGACTCATTCTTTTTACCTTTTAAATATTGTTTACCAAAGTTTTTGTCCCAACCAGCATCCATTTGTATACCTTTATATGCGTGTGTTTTATTACCTTGTTTATCGTTTACAACTTCCATTTTACCACGACCTCTTTCTAACGTTAAACCTTTACGATTAAACCTGTCCTCAGTCATTGCTGTTACGCTACATCTACAGTTAAAACCGTTTGGAGGGTAACAATAAGTCCAAAATGGGTCAGTTGCTTTAAATGCTTTACCGTTTAATTCTGCGTGCCAAGGTCTTGTATTACTGTCTAATACTGCGTTATAGACCCAAATAGGAGCAAAGTCAATTAAATCCATTTGTTCTTCGTAACGTCCTACTGAATACGCTATATCCGAATTTACTCTGTATATAGTTTTTAATCTAAATGTTGAAGCATCCCAACCTTTAGCTTGCATTCTACTTTGAAATTCTTTTTTAATACTGTTAAATGTTCTACCTTCCGCAATACCTCTATCAACTATTGCTTTAGCATCTTTAACAATGTCTTCTTTCATAACTCCTGTTATATAAAAAGCCTCATCTCTTGATTTCTCAAGTAACTTTTCCCAGTCTTCATTTACTTTGTAACCTTTAGCGGCTAAATAAGCAATAACTTTATCAGGAGTTAATTTGAACATTATATTCATACTTATATCATCTGGCATTTTATTCTCCGCTATCGTTAAGACAAATTACATTGTAACTTAAAGTATTTCCATTGTTATCTATTTCTTTAGAAATAAAACAATTAATTTCTTCATTTTCCCAATCTTTTAAAATGTTATCACTAACAGGTCTTCCACAATTTGGGCATTTAGTTACTTCGGTTTTACATTCAATAATTTTCATAGCGACTCTCCTATACGTGTATGAAGTTTTATTACATTTTTAATCAATAATTTGTTTTTTGTATTTTTATGTGTTATAATTAAAGTGTAATAGTTAATGAGGGTTTAAAATTATGTCAATTTATGAAAGACAAAAACAAAATGCTATGCTAACTAATAATAATATTAAGTTGCCAATGGATTTTGATTTGTATAAAACTTTAGCCGCTTACAATAATAATATTAAAGTAAGTGAAGTAACTTTACGTCAAAGAGAGAATGCTAAATTATCTATATTAAGGGGGGTTTTTGACTTGTCGTTTAAATTCCCTCCGTTAATAGAACTTTTAGAGTATTATAATAATAACAAAGGAGGAAATTAATTTATGGACGAAATTCAAGTACCAGTTCCGGAACTAATTGAAAAGTGTAATGAAGTGTTTCAACGTTATGGATTTACTAATATAACTTACGGCGAATTTACTAAAATTGACGACACTTACGTAGCAAGACTTAGAAAAGGTTCTTTTCAAGAATGGCCACCGGCAAAAACAGTGAAAAGGTTTTTAGAAGGTTTGTTTGTTTGTGATTCCGAGGAAACGCAGGAGTTACTGAAAAAAGTTTACAAAGCATATCGTATACCTTTTCCTTGTAACAAAAAAATCTTTGGAGAAAAATTTAATTTTAATCTAAAAGATTCCGAGCAATACAAAAATAGACAACCATCTGGATACGCGGATGCGTTACTTAAACACCAAGAGTCATATCACAAACCAACGCTAATTCAAACAGTTTTAAATTACATTAAGAAAATAGGAGGAAAGTAAAAATGATTAAATTTAATTTTTTTGTACGTACTAAAAAATGCACTCGTTGTGGAAAGTATCACACACTTGATAACTTTTATAAAGATGCTTCGAGTAATGACGGTTTATCACATTGGTGTACAGCTTGTAGATATAAAAAGTACGCATCAACTGTATCCAAAGAAAATACACAACTTAAAAAACAAATTAGAAAAACAGCGGTTAAAAAACAACTTAAAAAAGTATCGAAGTCATTTAAGTAGAGGCGGTTGGCTTAGTGCGGTTAAAGACAGGAGGGTAAAATTACCCTCCCTTTTCTTTATTTAGTCTCTTCTCTAACATCTTTTGAGCCTAACAAGTGAGCGATAAAAATGACTTTTGTTAGCTGGTCCTCTATTTCGGTTGTATTCATTGTCGGCTTTAATTTGCCAAGCTCAAACTTTAATTCCTTATAATCATCGGCATCTGCTACCATACGATATATAGGTTGTAAAGCTCCTTTTATTTGTTCTTGTAATTGTTCATCACTAAATTGTTCAAGAATCAAATCAGTATAGTGTTCTGTTAATTCACCATACTCACTAAAAGGTTCTTCTTTTACTTTTGGTTGTTTTGTTTTATCTAATTGTTTATTAATTAGTGGATTATTTGTTTGTTTCATCCCGCCTAAAAACGGGTTTTGTTGTTCTTCTGGACTGGTAACTTCAAAGTCTTCTTCTTCGAGGTTGTAGGTCTTTATAAAATACTTCTTAGTAAATTTAACTCCAGTGTCTTTAAGAATCTTATCTCGATTGGCAATATCCATATCGACATCTTCTTCTTCGTACATTTCAAACTTAGGATATTTTTCCATTGTACCAAAGTTAATTTCACATATCCACTGAATAAGTTGATTGTGAGTATTTTCTACAATCTTTTTGTCCGATAATATAATGTCGTCTCTAACTTCGCTGTGTACTTTTCCTAATGCTTGTGAACCGTTACCTTTGGAACTTCCTTCAGTTGTTAGTGTTTGTCCTAAAATAACTTTAGCAATAGCGGCATCACACATTTCTATTAAGTCATTATAAATATCCGAGCTTGATTTGTCTCCTGTTTTTTGGACTTCGATTTCACAGTCAGTTGAAATAACTGCTATAGCATCTTGTGCCATAGCTTTTAATTCATTCATCATATTTTCTCTTTGTGATTCTTGTCCAGGAGGTAATTTACCTACTAAATAAGGCATTCCATATTTTTCAGTAAATGTAACCCACCATTTAAATCCTGTTTTCTTAAATGATGCCGGCCAAAAACAACTTGAAAGAAGTTTATCACCGTACGGGTTATAGAAATTATTGTGTATGTCATTATATGTAGGTATTAAGAATTTACGTTCCGGTAAGTCTTCGCCCATAAACATATTGTTTAGAGTTAATAACTTCATTTTATTATCTTTATCAAAAGTAAACCATTCCTGGTTTTTTGCTTTTAATTCAATAGGAAGAATATAAGCGCCAACTCTACCCCAAATGATTTCAATTGGTTGGAATCCCATTAAAGGAGCATTAAGTATAGCGTCATTTATTTCATCTATGTCTAAGGCGTTTTCATAATATTCTTTTATTAATTCACTTTCCTTAGATTTAGTTTCTTCCCCTCTGTCAATATCCCATAATAAAGATTTAGTTCCTGCTTTTCTGCTGTTAATACAAGCTCTTATTTGAGTGTCTAACATTATCTTTCTATATACAGGAAACGTCTCACCAGTATTAGTTAATATTTCATCAGGGTCTGGCAAATAACCTAATATAGTAGAGAAGTCTACTTTGTCACGTGTAGCAACTTCGCCCATTGAGGAAGCTCTTTTAGTTAAAGAACGTCCAAAAAAGCCAGTCTTTCCACCTTTATTAGTATTTGGCATTAATTGTGATAAGAATTCAAACATTTCGACCTCACTTTATTGAATAAAATAGCCTTTTGTCATCTCGTTATAGGCTACACAACG